GCCAGGCGCGCTCGAAGACGGAGGAGGAGAGGCGGAACTGTCTGAAGGCGGGGCTGCGGAGGTGCCTCCACCGCCAAGATCCGCCCCCCCTCCCTCGCCCTCGATCGAGAGAAGGCCCAAGGTCATATTCTCAAAATCATTCCTGGGCATCAGCTATCTCCTTCGCGGCTGCTTCCCATGCGATTTGATGCTCGCTGGTGATATGTTCCCAACCGAGCCGGTCGGTGAATCCGAATTTATCCGCCAGCACGGCTTCGTACTTCTCAAAAGCTTTCTGCCCACTACTCTTCTTCCACATTTTCAATCTCTCGCTTCAGTACTTCGATGGCATTGCGCCAGTTTTCGGCGAATCGCTCGGGTGCGTTCCGGGCCATGTCAAGCCCTTCGCAATATCCTTGCAGGATGGCAGACTGCTGGAGCTGCTCTCCCACGAGGGGCTTAGAAGAAAGCTCATCCCTCTTATAACGAAGAATGGCTCCGAGCTCACGGCGCAGTATACGCCAGCCTGGGTGTTGCTCAAGACTTTCAAGGTGCGTGACGTCATTGCGGTGCTCCGCCAGCTCCGTTGACCATGCTTGCAATCGCTGCTGTCGGACTTGTTCCGGGGTATCCGCCACCGCCTTCGCCTCCCATTGCCTGCCCCGCGGGGACTAGATTTCCGGCCTGCGCCTGCTGCATCGCCGCCTCGTCCGGCGTGATCCGGAACTGCGTGATGTTCTTCAAACCCGCCAGACTCGCCATGTGCCCGAAGATCCGCGAGATGTCGTACTGCTGGGCGATCTGCGGGTTCTTGCCGATGACCGAAAAGATTTCCTTCCACAGCGTGGCCTGCGCGAAGCGGTCTACGGGCAGCGTGCCGTCGACGGGCACGTAATCGAATTCGCCGGTGATCATCGTCTTCTCGACATTGACGAGCTTGGTGCCCTGCATCAGGTCGCCGGCGATGCGGAACATCTTCTCCTGGTCGTAAAACTGTTGTAAGTTCGCCACCATTTTGCGGCTTAAACGAGACCATCCGAGCGCCGAGGCGAAGTCGCAGAACGTCTTCATGCGGTTCGCCCCCTGCGCGGCGGCGGTGCGTACTTCCGTCGCCGTCTTTCGCCCACGCCCGAGCGAACCCATGAGGGAATCATTACTTCCCGTGATCTGCTGCATCAGCCCTTCGGTGAACTGCGTGTCCGAGAGATGCCCGCGGGTCGGGTCGACGTTCATTAGTTCAGCGACGGCGGAGCGCACGTCGGTGCCATAGCCTGTGCCGGGGCGCATGCGGACGATCCGTCCGGGTCCGCCGTCGATCAAGTCTTTCACATTGATCCTGTCCGGATCGATGATCAGATTGCCGTTGAGCGAACGCCGCACCGAGAACATGTGCGTGTTGTAGAGCCAGTTGATCACGTCGTTCAGCGGCTTGGTGACTTCCATCATGCCGCGCGTCGAGGTGTCGTAGCCATCGGTCTCCCAGGCGATCACGTCATAGGGGAACTTGCAATGGCGCAAACCGAGCGGCGAAGCTTTGATGATCACCGAGTTGTTGGCGACGTAGAATTCCCACTTCTGGTAGTACTTTCCAGGCAGCTTCCACTCCGCTGGAATCACGTTCACCACTACCCGGAAGATGCCGACTTTGCCAGATTTGAGATCTTTCGAATCCCAGATCTTGTCGGCAGCAAGCATGTTGTCTTTCGAACCGGAAGTCGACGGAGCCATGACATTGCCGCCCACGCCAAAACTGCCGCCTTCGAGTTCATCGAGATTAAACAGATCCCACTCGTTCTTCATCGAGCGGAGACGGTCAATGCCCATGAGTAGGTTATGTCCGCAGAACTCGCCGTCCTGAAAATTAACGAGGGGGACGCCGGGATCTGGATAGAAATCGTAGGGCCTACAGTTGGTCAGGATGTTGCCGCAATACCCCTCGACCCGCTCCTCAACCAACTCCCAACTGGGATCGGCACCCAGATCAATCCCACCGAGGGTGGGAGCCATTGGGACATACTCGGAGAAGATCTCAGAGCGCTTGACGTAGTCGGAGGAAACTACCCCGAGTCCATACTTTATCGAATCAATGAGCCAGATATACTCATTAACTGCCATGTCTCCAATGTCCTGATTGTATGCGATTAACGCCTCTAAACATTGAGTACTTTGCTCAGTTTCTCCATGCCTTCCGCGATATTGCCACACTGGGTCGCGGCCAAGAAACACACTAGTCGCGTAAGTGTGTGATGTCAACGCAAGGGCGTAGCTGTAAGGCAGTATCACTTCGCTGAACTGCGATGCGGACCCCTGTTCCCGCGCTCTCTGCTTCTTCGAGGACATCTCTGTCTCTGGCAAATAAGCCCTAAATAGATCCTCAGATTTCCGCCATTTCTCGTGACGAGAAGACATTCTATTCCTAGAACCCTGGAACAAATGGAGGATTTTGTCCAGAATCTCGCGGTGAGTCTCAGAATCAAACGGCACGGTAAACTTGCCTCTCATGAGAGTTCCCCCCAAAGAAAAGTCATCGAGGAGAGGGCGATGACCGCCAGCAAAAAGGCATCGAGGTTGTTCACTTGCGGAGCTCCATTATCAGGTACACGATCCCCACCAGGACGACGCACAGGATCAGGATTTCCGGCCACGTCATCTCGCGCTTCCACATGGGCTCCAGGCCCTTCAAATCCTGGAAGCGTAAAGGTGTGCGGCCCATAGAGGAACTTCATATTCGCATGTAAACGCGGATAGGCGTGAATTTTCATCGTGGGAAGAGCCTCGCCCCGCCTCCGACGCCGAGTTGATGGCTGACGAACAAGAGCAGAATGATCAGCAAAATCGCCCCGACAATCCAAACAATCGGTTGCGGGAGGGCGAACTTCACGCAGACCCACCAAAGCCCGTAGCCAACGACGGCGAACACGATGATGTAAATGATCAACTGAATTAACTGATCCATTTGTTCTCCTTCATGGGCAGAGCCTCCAGCCCGCGGTCTCGAGTTGTTTCATGGAACCTTGACCGGCTAGATCGTTGAAGTCGCCCATGCCGTCGCCGAGTTCGAGCACGAGTGATACGGCCATCGCCGTGGCGTCCATCAGATCGTCATGGTCGCAGCCGGGGTAGGTCTCCCACTGCGCGAGCCAGTCGATCATGTCACGCCGCACGTAGAGTTTCCCATTCGAGGCGAGGCCGGCGAGCGATTGCCGGATGCGGATGGGCTTGGCGCGCTGGTCCTTGTAGATCTCGACGACGTGGAAGCGGCCGCGCTTTTTCATCTGCTCGTCGAGATACCACTTCAAGGTGGCTTGGTAGGCGATGCCTTCCACGCGGCAGCGGATGGGTTTCCATTTCCCGGCGAGTTCGAAGAACTTATTGGCGGACCAGTCCGGATGGTGGCTGCGGGAAGTGGACATCTCGAGCACGTAGACATCGCGATTGGCGGTCATTCCGACGATAACGTGCGCCTCGAAGTCCTTCGACGACATGCCTCCCGCCACCTGTGCGGCGCTTGGAGGAGGCACAGGATCAATAGCATAAGCGGTGACCATATTGGCGGGAGGTGTTTCATAGAAGCGAAGGTCAGAGGGGCGGAAGAACTGGCCTTCGTCCGGCACCAGCCAACATAGCTTTTCCCGCGCGAAGTAGGCCCACTGATTCTCACGGCGCGCCGCGGCTTCCTCCCGGTCGATCTCCTCGCTGGGGAAGCGTTCCTCCCACCGGCTGCGCCCCGCCTCATCCCGGATGCCGAACTTTCTGAACTTGTAGTCCGGGTTGTGCTCGGCCTTGGCGATGAGATCCTGCGGCCGCATGGGCGTATTGGAGAGCACCATCTTGCGATTGGGCGCTTCACTGCGCGGAGCCATCGTATTGAAGATCGAGGCGTAGACGAGTTCGTTGAGCTTGGCGCGCTGCGTCTCGTTGCCCACGTTCTCCTCGGTCTGCACGTCGTCGAGGATCACCAGGTCCGGGCGGAAGTTATTGATGTTGAGGCCGCGCACCGAAGAGGTGATGCCGAGGGCGACGAGGGTGATGGTGGTTTCTGGTTTCTGCGGCGCAAAGCGGCAGAGGATGTCGAGGCGGTCGGAATTCCACACGCTGCCGGGGCGCAGGCCGAACACCTGCGCGAAGGAAAGACCGTCCTCGGAGTTCCCTTCGATCAGCCGGCGCAGCCAGTCGCCGGACTCATGCGCCTTGTCGGTCGATGCGCCGAGGTAGGCGATGGTGCGCGAGGCACGATAGGCGACCGACCAGGCCACGAAGGAGCGGAGCAGGGTGGTCTTGGCTCCTCCCCTGAAAACCGAGAAGGCGGACAGATTGACGTCAGGATCAATCAGGTCGGCCCACATGTCGCGGTGGAATTCCGGGCTCGACTGGCGGAAGGCAGAGGGGAAGAAGGTGCGGCAGAACAGCTCCCCGTCGGTGGCGCACAGCGATACTAATTCGTTGAGGTCGACGGACGGGGAGCGTGCCTGCTTCATCGGTTATTTGTGGGCGGTGTGCGCGGCCGGTGTGGTGGCCGCGACGGGAGGATGCTTGTCGTTCTTGTCATCCTTGGTGTCCTTGGGTTTGGCCGGATCGCCGAAGGCCATGTCGCGGACGTGCTGGAAGGCCCAGCGGTCGTCTTCGGCCATGCGGCGGTGTTCGTCAGGATCGTCGAAGGGGCCGCGGCTCAAGGCGAGATTCGCCACGGCGCGCCACCGGAGCTTGATGGACAGGTCGGCATCCTTCCAGGCGGGCACCTTGTCGCCCGACTTCCAGTAAGCCGCCCAGGCGGCAAAGAGTTTCTCGGCCAGCCCTTCGGCGGTATGCTCCGGACCCGGCGCCGGGAGCGGAGTAGGCTCGGGCTTCGAGTAGCCCGTATCTTTTTCTTGCATTTGTTCAATTCTCCTTGGATCGAATCAAACGAGTAATCGAATCTGAGTCCCTCGCGAGGACTTACTTTCCTTTGCCCTTGGCGATGATGCCTCCCGCCAGTGGCGGCTTAACGGCCATCGCTGCCCCGCCGATGGCAGTCTTGCGGGACATAAGCGGAGCCTCCAGCGCCTCCGCGTCTGCGGCAGGAGCCGTGGAGATTTCGCGGTAGGTCACGTCGACGGTGAGCGAGCCGTCGCCGCCGGTCACGTCGGCGGGTTCGATGTGGAGCATCAACGCCGTCGCCTCGGGCGCCACGTTCTGCGGGTAGGGCAAGCCGGTCATTGCTCCGGTCGATGAGGCCGGGGTATCGAGGAGGCCGGCGGCGGGGAGAGTGTTCGAGACCGCGGTACCCCCTGCCTTGACGACGAGCAGGTTGGCACCGGCCACGTAGGCGAGCGTGCCGAAGGTGTAGGAGAGCGCGGCGGAGACGAACTGGAGCGCGATGCCGGCGGCGGGCGCGGGGACGAGCGAGATGGGCGTGGCCACCAGAGCCAGGAGTTGCGCCGAGGTAACCGAAGCCTGGCCGGTGATGGGTTCCGGCAGATCGACCGGCTCGTCGGTGGCATGCTGCTTCTTCTTCAAAGGCAGCGGCTTCACATCGCGCCGCAGATCTTCCTGGACATCGGTGGCGACTTGGCCGACGACGGCCCAATCGGTCTGGACGTCCGGTGAGAGCGCAGCCCATTGCGGATGGGGACCGAGGATGTCGATGGCCCTCTCATCTTTCGACTCGCCGGCGGATGCTTCAAAGAGGATAGGCGGCGGGGGCGGCGGGGCTTCCTCCCCGGCATCGATCGACTGCTGGGCGACGAGGTACCAGGCGTTCTTGACGGTACGCTGGGTCTCGCTCCAGGTGGGGATGGGGGCGAGCGTCTCGGCCGTCATCCAGTCGAGCATCTGAGCCTTGGCCGTGTAGAGGCGCTCGGCGAGTTCTTCCATCGTGGTGGTTTGCATCTAACTTTCCTGTTCTTCGAGGTTGGCTTCGAGGGTGAGGGGAGCGGTGGCGCGCCGGGAGAGCGCCCGCTCGCGCGCCTCATTAATAATGTTCACGTCGACCTGCAGGTGCGAGTGGACGTGCATGTCGGTCGAGTAGCCCTTGGGGTTGATGTAGCCGAGGGCGGTGAGCGAGAGCTTGGCGGCGGTGAGCAGCTCGCGCGACTCGAGTTCGTTCTCTTCGAGACGGCGATCGATTTCATCCAGCGAGCGGTGCGCGAGGCTGTTCAATTTTTCGGTGATTTTGGCACCGACAAACACCGCCTCCGTATTTTGTTCCTTGCAGGCTTCTAAATACGCAGCCTGGAACAGATCGTTGTGGAGGACCGTACTGACGTACTGACGACCGAGGTTCAATTCGATGGCTGCTTCCCTCAACTGCCGATGCGGATTGGCGAGGAGCCATGACAGCAAAGCCCGGTGCCGATGATTCAAACTCTTGAGTTCAGTGGCCAGCATTCAGATTCCTAAAAGAGAGGGCCGATGAACCTAGTCAGCGCCCACCGGCCCTTCCCCCCGAACGGGGATGGATCACACGAGCGACCCGTCCGAGGAACCAATCAACCAGATTGTGCCCAATTTCCAGTCAAAGGCCACGCAAGAGAAACTCGCGACCTAATGGGGGTATGGTACGCCTCTTCAATAAGATCAGTCAATAAATAGGTTTATTTCCTGCTTTTGAGAAACGGGCCGAGTACCTTCGTTTTGGGACCGGGGGCTCTTTCCGGATCGGGAAACGCTTGGGCGAGCGAGACTCCCAGACGGGGCTGCGGGCGCTGCGCGGGAGGGGCGTTCCTCTGCTGGCCCTGAAGGATTCTATTCATCTCGCCGCCCGATACTTCCTGCGGAGTGACATACCGATCCTGGTCCCACTTGCCGGGAGCACCGTACTGCGCGTACTGGCTTTCGTTGGAGAAGGTCGGGTGGTTGGGCTTCTTGAAGGTGTCGGGCCAGTGGCCTCCCTCATCCGGGCGAAAGCCCGCCTTGAACGCTCCCCGCAGATCGTAGTCCTCGCCCGAATCGTTGGGCGCGTATTGTTGTTTCCATACGCCGAACTGCACTTCCTCGAGCGGAGTGAGCGGGGTATCGTAGCCTCCGGGGCGCCCGCGGGGATTGGCAGCGGCGGCATCGATTTGATCCTGCTCGAACTGCCGGCGCGCGGCGACTTGCTCGTCGGTATCGTAGCGGTAGGTGGCTACGCCTTGCTGGGGGGATAACCGTGGCTGGGGCATAGCTTATCCTTGACCGAGCTGGCCTCGGAGCCACTGAATCAACTGCGCTTGTTGGGGATTGGACTGCGAA